CTGTCCGACTGAATCAAACATCCCAAATGCGAATGTGCATGGAGCTTTGCGGTGCAGATAGTGATTTGCTATCACAGCATCCTGAGCCATTTGGTAGCTAATGCGTTCGATGCTGTAGTTCTCAGCTAGTGCCATTGTCATCCAAAAATTCTTTAATAGCCAATCTCAATTCCCTCGATAAATCTGGGGCAACCATGCTGCGTTGTTTCGATCCTTTTAGCCCCTGTGTCCCACTTCGGCTGCCCCTTGGAGCAGCTTCGTGGCAGGTTGAACCCGGCCGGCACATTGGCCTTGGTATCCAGTTGACAACATCACCCCAAAGGTCAGTTGGCTTTTGGCGTGTATCTCCGTATTGGCAATAAGCAATTGTTCTTCTATTTAGACCTTGCACCGGTGGCAGCTTTCTCAGCATCCCCCTTGGGTTTTCAATCAGAAATCCATAGGTCGGATTTAGCTGCTCAATTAGCCTGCGAGTGTGAGCGACTATCTCCTGATTGTAAGAAGCCTCTGGTGTTTTCGGCTCATAGGCATTTGCTCCGCCCTTCCAATGGTGTCCGATACTTGCCACGCTGAATGCTGTGCATGGCGGCGATGCCCAAACAAAGTCAGGCTTGCCGTAAGTGCTAATCAAGTATTCGGCGGTCAAGCTCATGATGTCGCAATGCTCATCGGCCTCAAAGGTCGGGTCAAGCTCAAAGGAGATAACCTGATCTCCAGCTTCTTTGAATCCAATTGTGCTTGAGCCTGTGCCTGAGAAAAAATCAAAAACCAGCATCATTCTCCTAAACTAATTTTCTGAAATGCCTGTTTGGCAATGCGATCTCTAGCCCCTCCAGCCCATCGACCAGCATTGAAATAGAGTTTTTGTAGAGCCTCTAGTCTTTCTTGCTCTACTAAGTGCTGCTGTCTTTCATTCGGGCCAATCTCATCTTCGATCTTGATAGCCCTTAGCCTCATCTTGCAAGCTAATTCCTCGATATCCATTCTTATCCTTTCTTAGATCAAGTAATTAGGAGGGTCACTCTCTCTTTTCTCCCCTGACTCAGTCAATGAATACCATTTCATTTGCACCCTGTCAAAATACGGCGTGTCAAAACCATCCCATTTGCCCAGCTTCCAGCCCATGTCTCTGGCCTCAGTAGCCACAGCGGAATCAGATTCCATGCTGTAGTTCAAATTAGGGCAAATTCTGAGCAGATTGTCAAAGCGGTCCATAGCCTTCGAGCCACCCATGCCCCTATTAGCCCTGTGATGCGTTTGTAGGCCATTTGTAGCCCCGCAATGTGGGCAGTAGGGGTGAGCCTCGACAGCCCGCCTAATCGCCTCCAGTCGCTTCACAGGCGTGTTTCCTGCCCCATAAGTTTGGCCTGTGTCGCAAGCACCATAGAGGCAGTCTCTATAGACCTGATTTTCTGCCTGATCCTATTTAGTTCTGCCTTGCGTAGATCCCGCTGAAGCCTAAGGTCAGCAGACTCAAGTCGAGCCATAGCCTCACGATCCCTGACTGTGCCTTGTGATTTTATGTAAGCCTTTTGCTCAGCTAGATCCAAATCGTATTCAGCCTCAGCCAAAGCTCTCTCAGCATCGAATAGAGCAGTCGAACCCTTAGAGTTCTCAGCTATCAGTTCCGCTAGTTGCCTCTGGATTTCCTGTATCACTCAACACCCCTAACAGAAGCTCGATGAGTTCCCTGTTCCAGAACTGAGCTTCACTTTCCTGACCTCGAAACCTTGCCACCAGATACGCCTCCTCCAGCTCTTGGAGTTTGGCTCTCTTCAAATCGCTGAGCATAAAGTTTCAACCCTTCTAGGATTTCCTGAGAAGCGTTGTTGGCTTTAGCTTGTGCATAAAGGTCTCGCAGTTCTTCGATTGTGCCAAGACTACCAGCTCTCTCAAGCCAATCCATCCTTGCGACCTTTTCCATCTCTTCTCGACTTGGCCTCTTGTTGCCTGAGTAAATGTAATTTGCGAGGCACCGGCCAATGCTGCTGGTCTCACATCGCTCTAGAGCAAATGGGTCTGAGTTTGCCTCACTTGCCCAGCCCGTGGTCTTTGGAAGCTCATTGGCCTGATCTCCAGCGGTGAGATACAAGCGAGTCTCGATGATCCAGAGACTTGAATCCTTAGTGTGATTGATAGTCACTATTCGAGCATCTTGTGACTCAGGTGCTGACCAAAATGCTTTCAGTCTTTCTTCGACAGTCGCATACTGTGAGAGATCAAAGCGGGCCATTATTTCTTTCCTTTCTTGACTACCAAATAGGGCAGTCCATTTCCTTTAGCCTGTCTGGATGCGATGCGAATCTTCTCTCCATCGACTTCCATATAGGCATACTTTGCTTTACCCATAATGTCCATGACCTGTGATTTTATTAGCCTAAGTTCTTCTGCAGCCTCATCGTATTTTGCCTGAGCATTGACTAGATAATGCAAGGAATCTATCTCGACCTCAGTCTCATCGATAAGTGGGTGCATAAATCGAATGGCCTCATAGGTGGATTCAGATCCATCCCATTCGGGTCTCTGGTCTGAGAATAGGCAGGCCTGAAAATCGATGGCTCTCTGTCGAGCAATGTCAATCTCAAAGTCATCACGCTCGATCCAGTAGTCATGCCATGTCATTCCCGCTACTGCTACTAGAGCAGCTCTTTGTAGTCCGAGAATGTCTAGGTAGTGCTGCACCTGAGCGTAGTAACCAGCAGGCAATTCCTCCCAAGTCTGTCGGCCTGTCTTGACCTCAATGACAATCCACTCGCCTGTCTCTTTGTGTCGAGCTAAGGCATCAGGATTGGCGTGTCGGAAGGGCAGCAGGGCATCTTGATAAGTGCCTGTCAAATAGACATCGTATTCTGGGTGCTCTTCGGCCCAGAGCTGTAGGATGGGCAATTCGAAGGCTTTGCCAAATCTGATGGCCCAGTTCTCCTCTATCTGCGAGGGTATCTTTCCTGTCTTCTTCAGGAATAGAGCCATAGGTGACTCAAAAGGATTCAGTCCCATGATTGTGGAGATCTCAGATCCCCCGATAGATCCCTTCCGGGCTTCGTGCCATTCAGGCGTGCCAGCCTCAAAGACTCCGAGTAGTGTCGCTTCATTGAATTTCTCAGGTGCATGTGTTTTGAACATGTCTGTATTTTCTCCCCTGCCTCCGACATTTATTCCGTAGGCTTCTACAATGGCACATTTCGACCAGAAGCACTACCGCCTTCTGAGGGCTATTCATGCGGCTAATGGCGTGCCCTGTGAGGATTTCCCTGAGCTTTTCTATCCCGAGGATATTCGAGATGAGACACGCCGAAGGCTGTCTATCGTGATCGCCAAGAGGCTCTGTGACACCTGCCCAGTCAAGGCTGAGTGCTTTAGATATGCGGTGGAGTCAGGTCAGAAGTATGGGATTTGGGCTGCGACTCTTCCAAGCGAACGATAGCCCTGTTGTAGGGGTTTTGACAGGTCATGCAAACAGCAGGCGAACCTGACTGAAATTTGCCTCGACTATTGACCTCATGCCCGAAGACTAATTCATGGTCATTGGGACAGAGGTAGGTGATCCACCTAGTCTTTTTTGAATGCGACACTTGTCAGGATTGAAAGAAAGCCTGCTCCAAGTGAAACTGAGGCAAGCGAAACCCAGTCAATGGCGAATAGGCCAATTGAGCCTGATCCAAGGAATGCGATTGCTGCCTGAGCGACAGTCTTGATAGCTCTCTCGCCAGCGTAGTTTAGGAAGTCCAGACTAAAGATCTTCATGGTTGCCCTTTCTAGTTTTAACATCTTCGTAGGTAGCAAAAGCAGTATAGGCGGTCAGGATGATAGAAATCAAAGCCACCCCGCCAATGATTAGTTCTCGGCTAACTGAGGAATCTGCCTCATAGGTAATCGCTCCAAACAGAATCATGAATGCAGACAGAGCAAAAGATAAATAGATAAGTCTTCTGCGGTGTTTCCAGCTAGGCACTTAGTCGCTCATCGATAAAGGTCTCAGGATCAAATACGACCCCGAAGAAAACTGAGGTTGGCCTTGGACCTATTGTGAGATGAAGGTGGCTGCCTTTGGATGCTGAGCCTGTGTTGCCTGTCAGTCCGACAGTCTGAGATTTCTTTATCTTTGTCCCTGCCTTCAACTTTGGTTCTTCCTGAAGGTGGCAGTAGCCGATGAAAACTGTTCGGTTGCCGATCTCATCCCAAGCCGATTGGACCAATACCCAACCCAGAATCCTCGACCACTTGACCGACTGGACTGTGCCATCAGCCACCGCTGGAATGCGTGAGCCTTCCTTTGGAGCATAGTCAAGACCCCTGTGTGCGATCAGGCGGTTAGCGGTAGCCCCGAAGCGTGAGGTTATAAGTTTCTTAGAGAAGGGGTGTCTCATCTAATCAAAGCCCAGATTGCCGCAATAAATCCTGTGATGCCCGAACCAAGTGCAGTAAAGACCAGCTTCTCAATCCACTCCATGCGAGCGAGTTTCTGCTCTACTCGATTCATGCGGGCAGGTAAGTCCTTGAGGTTTTTGATATCGGCAACCAACTCAATCTGCACCGATTGAACCTCGATAAGCTTTTCGTAGATGTCTCTTTGCGTTATGCGAACGCCGTTTGTTTCCTCAGCCATGACTAGCCTAGAAGTGCGAGTATCTCGGCCTCTGATAGACCTAGTGCTTCGAGCTTTGCCTTTGCACTTTCTTTGTTTGCCTGTTTCTGAGCCTCGGCAGCTTCTCTCTCAGCCTGTTCGATAGCGGCTTGTGCGGCTTGTGCCTCACGCTGAGCTATCTCAGAGTCGGTCAGGGGAACGATTTGGATTTTGTCAGGATGCCCTTCTGGCAAGCTACAATCCACAATCAAACGGGTCGGTCTATCTGTCATGTTTTTATTCTACCTGTCTTTTAGCTAACGACTACTCCACCGCTTGAACCCTTGGTAATGCCGTAGAGGGTTGCACTTGAATATTGACCAATGTTCCCCGATTCGGGCGTAATAGTCAAAGAAGTAATTGCATTAGTAACATTCCACAGGCCAGCCGTTATTGTTTGGTAAGCCGTTGTAGCGTTTGCTTCATTGACATCATCCGCAGAGTAACTTTTGGCAGTTGAGCCAGCGTAGTTTGGAATATACAACTGACCATTTTGAAATGTATTAGTTGAGTTGTTGTGAACGCCGATGATTCGGGCAGGGGTTGTAGCTGAACCTGTTATAGAGCCATTCCCCTGCAAATACCTAGCACTAAAGTTTGCTGTGCTTCCATTTATTGAAAGAAGAAGGCTACCAAGTGAGCCAGTTCCCCTAATTGACCAAAGACAGAGGAGGTCGGTGAAAGTTGCAGGAATAGAAGTAAATTCAATGTTAGCTTGGTCGCTAGGCACTTCAATAAACTGGATTCTTGTCCAAGCACTCATGTCTAGCTCACTATTCCGTAAAGGGCAAAGGTTGAACCGATAGCAAATTGTGCACTTACATTGTTCAAGCCAATCGAAATTTTTGTTATTGCTCCTGTGTTTGCCCAGCGTGAGGCTATTGCGTCAGTTCCTTGTCCAGCTCGACCATTTCTAACCAAAGCAGTCTTGTGTTTGTCAGTTGCTGAGGCATCCATGAAGTTAACTATGGTCAGCAGTCTTTCGGTAGTAGAGCCAGCGGCCAGTGCTTCTACTAATAAAGATGAAGAAGTGTTTGTTCCGCTAATAGCACTTGAACCATTTCCGCCCATGTAAACCCATGGATAATTGTTGCCAGTGTCATCGTTGAGTGTGACAATCTTGTTTGCGGCGACACCAGTCAAAATTTGGTCAATCACTAGAACAAAGTCTCTGTAGCCAGTTGTAGGAATTGAAGTAAATACAATTTCATTATCATTCGAGCTAAGCGTGATATTAGCCAAAGCAATATAAGTAGCAGTAGGCATTAGCTAGACCTCATTCCATATAGGGAGAAGCGAGAGCCAGAAATGTAACTTCCGCCCTGTGGTAAATAAATCTTTATGGATGTTATGGCTGCCGTATTTAACCAAGCTCCAGAAGTTAACCAAACTTGATTTCTTGAGCCTGTTTGACCGCTGGAGCTTCTAATTGTTGTATTTTTACTTGTTTCAAATGGGTCAAGTATGTCGGTGATAGTTGCGGCAAAAGAATTAGCAACAATTTGAGAACTCACGCTTTCACCTAACCAAATATAGGATTGGTTAGCTGCGGCACCAACAGTAACAGATGAGCCAGTTCCATTTAGGTAATGTCTTGAATAGTTATTTCCAGTGTCTGCGTTGAATTGTAGGCCAATAAAAACAGCCGTATCATTTGCAGTATTTCTATGCACCATTCTTAGTTGCAAGTGCTGATAGGTAGAGCCATAGCTTGAATTCAGGTTAGAAAAAGTAACATCCGCCGTATCGCTTCCAAGAACTGTTGTTTCTAACAGCTCATAAGCATTGCCCGCTGCAACTGGCCCTGCCCCTGCTCCCGCAACAGCAAGAACTCCTAAAGGAATAGGCATTATGCAGTTATCTTTCCAACTACTCGGTAGGTGTTAGCTGCAACCTTTTGAACAGTTGCGGCATTGTAAGTCTGGTCAATCTTGA